ATGTTGTATGGTACCGCCCCTTACATGGCTGGCAAGGGTTCGCCAGCGCAGCATGTTGATACCAGTGATCAGCTTCGCCCTCAATCTACTTCTCGATTTAACAAGCATATCGTTCAAACGTACGAGCGCAACCTTTTCCCTCTCACCAACATGGAGTGCAAGGTTCCTCTCCGTACACAGAAATACGACCCTTCGAGTACTCGTGCCGATGTCCAGAATGGTCTCTTTGAGAAGAGGTATCTTAATAAAAATGTTAATAAGAAGTAAGAATGGCTGATCCTATATCACTCATGGCTGTTGCTGGTCTTGTTTTTGCCGGGCGAAACTTGAGTACCAAGTCTGAACCACCCAAAGATGCATCACCACCAACTTTGAAAAATCCAGAAATAGTAGAATCGAATAATTTTGACGCTCCCGTTGATGTTCCTCACAAGAGGGAAATGGAGAGTTTCGGCGATATCAGCCCACAGCAGCGTAGTGGTGGTCAGGAAATCCTGAACATGCGCAATCGTATGTATGACCAGGGTCGAATGAATAATTTGAGTCCCATCGAGAAGCAACTCGTCGGCCCAGGTCTCGGTGTCGGCCCCCACGTACCCGCTGTAGGTGGTTTCCAACAGAGTTTTCGTGTGAACCCCATTAACGTAGGTGAGTATAGGTTAACAACTCTTCCAGGGCGTGCGGGTCCAGCGGCGGATGTAACTGGTGGTCGTTCCGCTAAGGTCGGTGAACTTACACATAATAAGCCTGAAACTACTGCTTATTTACCTTCTCGAAGGCCTACGATGGCTGGACGTGCTCAAGGTATGTCCGGTGTCGTTCCCAGAAACGAGCATGAGAAGACTAAGCGTACTACGAATCGGTCGGAGACTGGTCATCGCGCGGATGGTTTAGGATTCAGTGGTGCCAAGCGTTTCGTACCCGCGAACGCGATGCCTCAGGACCCTACCAGGTTTAAGACTGACCGCAACGATGAACAATACATGTATGCCAACCACCCAGCCCCTGGTATTCATAGTCATCATGGCGCATACACGAATAGTGCCGCCGTTAAGGTAGCTTCCAAGAACAATGAAGAACTCATGAAGTATGGTTTCCGTCCCGAGGACCGAAGAGGAAAGGCAAATAGAATGGGTAACCCGGGTAGAATGAATGTACGTGAGACTGCACTCAAACAGGGTGGTCGTCTTACGGCTGTTCGTTCCGATACGACTCGCATAGATGGACGTATGAATGCTGCGAACGGTGGTTGGACCCAACAGTATCAACAGAAGCCTTATCATCAGTTCAATGCATACAAGGGTAACGCCAATCCTAACACATCGAACCTCGACATCGCCAAGAGACAGCTTCAGAACAACCCTCTCGCGCACTCCCTTTCTCATTAAAATTTCATGTATTAGACAAAAACAATCATTAAAATATTGTGCCTATATTTTAATGAAGGTTCACACCCTTAACATAGATAGTGGTGAGAGAGATACTAACGTGTATTCGTATGCGAATAACTATGTCGTAACGTTAGATAACCCTATCTACGATGTGTCTAAAATAAAACTCGTATCAGCACGTATTCCTACCCCCCAATTGATTACATGTGCAACCAACAAATCATTTAGTGTAAATGGAAATGTGTTTTCGTTGGATGAGACGAATTATACATCAGGGACGGAACTTGCATCAGATTTAACTACAAAATTAGCTCCACCTGACTCAAATATTAATTCTGTTGTATTCGATACTGATACAAATTCCCTTACGTTCTCTAATACACATATTAGTGATAATGAATTTACACTCGAATTTTATGACGGTACGAACGGTTATTCCAGCAATTCGTCACAGTTTACAACACCTCATCAAGTATTGGGATTTAGTTCCAATAATCACAGTTCTGTGGCTGACACTATTAAGTCGGGTGCGATAAATATAAGTGGACCTAATTCTCTCATCTTGAAACTTACTACGGGGTCCGATGAGTTTACCCAAACAGTGTACACATCAAATCCGTTTTATACTGGACACATACTTTTAGATGGTTCCGATTTTATCAATTTTAACGGAGCGGATGATACCCTGGTACATCATTTCCACTCCGGAACTCAAAAAGTAATAAAGGATGTCAAAATAGAATTCTTTTATATGAGTCACGGTCGTCTTATTCCATATGATTTTAGAAACCAAGATCACGTTTTAAAGTTTGAGATTACGGGTAGTACGGACAAACTTGAAAATTTGCCAAAAGTTCCACTCGAAGAACCGAAAAAGGAAAAGAAGGAAGACAAGCCAATAATAAGTATTCCCGAAGTTGTGAAAAATACTTATAGGTGGAGAAAAGAGTATATCTATATTGGATTAATAACCCTGGTTGGTATATTATTGCTCTTTTTTATGAAAAAGAGACCATTTAGCGGGTTATCGCGTAGACGGGTTGCGCGGGCTTAGCGACCTTGGCGTTGACACGAGAGATCGCGAGGAAGACCACAACAGAGAGGAGGGAGGTGAGGAGAGCGGTAAGAGCGTACTGAACGCCACCGTTCTTGGGCACCTTGATAATCTGGGTAATAGTCCAGCGAACGAAGTCCATCCAAGACATCGCGGCGGCGAAAGAGAAACCACCAACGATAGAGTTGAGGGTCTGGGTCTGGAGTTCCTGGGTGACAAGGTTTACGGTCTGAAGAGCAGCGTCGGCCATTGTGATTGTTATACTATACATTGGGAAAAAAATTAATCAGACGTGATTTCTTCCTTTTTCACGAGTTTTTTAAACTTTTTTTTCCTGATTGTTTTTGTTTTTGAAAAAAGTTGCTCATCATCGGATGAGTCATCACTTGAACTTGTCTCGATATTACTTACTTTAAGCTTACCAGTTGAAAGACTCCACGCTTCAGGCTCCGAGATGCTCATTACTATTAATAGCATTTTTTAACATCTCTTCTGTCGGATTCTGGGGTTTCCAATCATTCCAACGGTCGTAGGCGTCGTTTATCTGTAAATAAATAGGGTTGTTTCCTGAATATCTCTCAAATGGAGGGCAGTCTTCGGGGTCGACGGTGGGCATCTCATCCTCTTCTTCGTCATCGACCTGTTCATAGATGTCCGGATAAATTGAGCCAATATCTTCACCGACCCTGTACATTGCACAATACTTTGTTGCATATTCCACGTCTTCTGGAAGAAGAGTATCTCGTCCACAAGCCTTGGAATATTCACATGCAAGTGTTATACCTTTTTCCATAACTGGAAGAAGTATATTCGTCATGGTTTGAATATATTGTTCAACCATGGCGTCTCCTCCATCACCAAAACCAGTTTGCATATTCATCTTTATTGTTTAGAATCAAAAAGAGTATCTGCAATTCCCTCACTTACACGAAGGACGTTATAGTTTATTGCGTACACACGTATTTGTCTGTTAAAATTGGGACAATCGGTGAGACTTAGGTTTAAAAGTTGCTCTTTCACTAAACTGAAGTTAATCTGCCCTGTTGGATACCACTCTTCTGGCTGGAGAGCAAAACTATACGAATAGAATCGTCGAATGAGCTGGGTCTTTGAATGATGTATCGCCCCCTGGACCGCTTTCAAAAAGATGACATTACCTGTATCTTGTGCAATGATTTCTTGACCATCTAATGTCAAAGTTAAATAGTCGAGGTTCTCATAAAGTATAAATTTACCATTTTGAACCTCCGCTGTGTTATCATAATCAAAAATAGTTACAAAATTGCCCTGAGATACACCGTCTCCAGTTGTTCCTTGACGCTGTATGACGAAATAGAGTTCTTTGACTGGATTCGTAAAATCAAGTTTGAACTTCCCCTGGTTAACACCGGCATCTATGTCGAACACATTTTGTTGAATTTGAGTGATGAGGTAATCTCTATTCGTTTTCCGAAATTTAATTCGTTCTTCACAATCGATGAATGTGATTTCTGTACAAAGTTTAAACTCTTTAATTTTGAGAGTTTCCTGTAAAGTAATGTATGTGCCATCACCCTTAATCACGAGGTCCTGAGCATCCCTCAATTTAAATTCTACTTCAACTTCTTGTTTTGTAATGGCACAAAGGGGTATGGCGAGTTCTGGGTGATTATAAAAGTAAAATGGTATATCCACAAAGAACGATTCATCACTGGACAAACCGAGAGTATTGTGAATGACAATACCAGTGTTTCCTCCACCCCCAGATGTTACCTCACCCACCTTTTTATCAGCTGTTCGAAGAGGATATTTACCTATCAGCCTATCGAGAGCCTTTTGTTTTGTCTGTGTGACGTTATGCTCCGAATAAATTTGAAGATAGTCACTCGATATACGTTGAACAACCTTACCACCTATAATGAGTTCTACATATTCTATGAGTGCATGTCCAACGGATTCTATATACATGGTGGTGCTCGTCTGAATAATCTCTGGGAGTGTGAATTTTACACTTATAGTGTTTAGAATATCCCCCTGATTTTGTGGAATCTTAAATCGAACCTTTTTTCCAAAGTCTGCTGCATTTTCTGGATCTATGTCTACGTAGTCTCTGGAAAAATTCGAATGTTTTTTGAAACTCTCTATAAAATGACTGTAGTCTGGGTCTAAGGTGAAATACCTCTCTTGGGGTCCAACCGCCATCAACTGAAGCTGCCCAGCCATTACTACTATATCTATCTAAAATTTTAATCCCGCTAATCCACTAGCAATATGTAATACGTTATAATTTACAGCATACACACGTGTAGCATTTTCGTACACAGAATTTATGGGCGAAATCTCGAGAGTGAGAAGTTTATGAGATATACGGCTCATATTAACTTGTCCCGTTGGGTATGGTACTTCTGGTTTCATGGAAAACGAATACATACCAAACTTAGAAGGTCCTAATATGGGTTTTGTACCATTAAATGTTTGTGTTGTTCGAGTTTCAAACGATGGGGAGTTTACGTGATGTTTGAACGCCTGTTCATATTCCATAAATAATCCATCTCTACTGAATACAACTTCATTATTAAAACGTAATTCCGTGTTCACTATACTATTATAATAGTTAGACATGTTTAGAAGATATGCCAATTCATTTTGTGAAACGAAAAACATTTCTTTGACTGGGTGTCGAAAGTTAAGCATCACACTCTTTTTATTCTCACCCGGCTTCATCACAAATTTAGACATTTGCACCTGTGTGATGACGTAATCAAGTGGACGAGCCATGAGAAAGTTTCTTTCTTCTTCGGTCAAGTACACAAACTCGGTATCCATAGAGAACTTCTTGATAGAAGCGTTTGCGTCGAGAAAGTTGTCAGAAGGGTCGCTCGCACTAATGTTTCGTACAACATCTATTAAGGGTTTCAACTTAATTCGGACCTCTACAGCTTGTTTTGTAAGTGCACATGTGGGTATAGCCAGTGAAGGATTTCTATAAAAGTAAAAAGGAAGGTCCAAGAAGTATGTATAAGGGTCGGCGTAACTCAGGAAATTGCCGTGTCCGTTAAGAAAATAGAGCGTCTGTTCTATATCATCATTCGTATTATGTAATTGTTGATGTATGTATATATACTCCCCTGTAAGACGCTGAATGGGTTGCCCGCCAATCAAGAGCTCGGCATAGTCTATCATATGAGTAATAACCGATGGTGACCACACCATATCGTTCTCGTCACCATCATCAGGTTTTGGGTCACTCAATGTAATCTTAAGAGTCATATTTCGTATAAGGTCACCCCTGTCTCCAGGCACTTTACATATGATACTCTTTCCAAAATCTATATCCCCATCAAATTGGCTCTCTATGTAATCAAATGCAAACTTGGAGTGCCGTTTAAAGTTTGCCAGGAAGTAAGAAAACTGTGGTTCACCTGTGAGCCATTCGTCTTGGACTCCAGTGGCGGCGAGTCTCAGTCGACCAGCCATTCCTACTGTATATGAGTAAAATTTTGGTAAATAAAACGAAACACTACAATAGAATGAATCTTCAGTTGAGAAAATTCAAACCCGAGACGATGAGTGATGATCGGGTGTGTGTGTTTATAGGAAAACGAAACACGGGTAAGTCGACGTTGGTCAAAGACATCATGTACTACAAGAAGCATTTACCAGCGGGTATAGTACTGTCAGGTACAGAAGAGGGTAATCATTTTTATTCAAACTTCATTCCAGATCTCTTCATTTATGGTGACTATGACAGAGATGCGATAGAAAGAGTGATGGCGAGACAGAGAAAATTAGTGGGTGCGAATAAATCAAATTGCGGTGCCTTTATGCTTTTGGATGACTGTATGTATGACTCAAAATTCCTTAAAGATACCTGTATACGTCAGTGCTTTATGAACGGTCGTCACTGGAAGATTTTCTTTATGCTCACGATGCAGTACGTTATGGATTTACCACCCGCTCTTCGTGCTAACGTTGATTACGTATTTGTTCTCAGGGAGAATATCATACAAAACCGAGAAAAGTTGTACAAATCCTTCTTTGGTATCTTTCCCTCGTTTGATATGTTCTGTAAGGTGATGGATGCTTGTACGGAAAATTATGAGTGTCTCGTGTTAGACAATACGGTTAAGTCTAATAGGATACAGGATTGTGTATTTTGGTACAAAGCATCACTCAGGAAGAATTTTAGAGTGGGTGGTCCAGACCTATGGAGGTTACACCAGAAGATGTATAATCCCAAACATCAACAACAGAGAGAAGATGACGCTAAAAACGCTTCAAAGAAAACAAGACTTAAAATCACTAAGACGAAATAAGTGCGTCTCTCAAATTATTCTAAAACATATGGCTATATTAAATGGCTTCAGAACAAGTGTTTACCATGAACCTCTCAGATGACGGTGAGGGAATGGTTCCCATTAATCAGAATCAGTCGACCAATTTTGTAAAAAACGACGCGCCTACCTTTCAACCTGAAAAAAATGTGAGTCAAAATAAAGAGACGATGGATTCTACTCCTATTAATGATATTATGATGGAACCCCCAATGATGACCGACCAGCCTAAGATGCAGAGCATGCAGATGGCCGCTCCCGATCCCCAAGGTGCTTACTCTAACGGTCAGGCTGAGAAACCAGCCAGTAAGAACCCTATGAACCTCACCGACGAGCAGATGACCGCTCTTCTTGTCGCGGCGTGCACCGGGCTCGCCGTCAGCAAGCCTGTCCAGGACAAGTTAGCGACTTCTATCCCCAAGTTCCTTAACGAGCAAGGGGGTAGGAGTATGGTTGGTCTTGCTTCTACTGGTGTAGTTGCGGCTATTGTCTTCTATTTTATGAAGGATTATGTCATCAAGCCTTAAACAGGCCTTTCCCAACCCATATTACTGTAAATGGAATTATCAATTCCAGAATAATACGTACCGAGAGCACCCATAGCGAATGTTCCCGCTAACAAGGCACTCAATTTAAGTTTCTTGTTAACGTCGGCTTTGTGGTCAGTCATAGCCCTCTTCGTCTCAGACGAAACTTGATTAATGAGGAAGGTGATAACTAACGCGATGAAGGTCGCGGAGAGGAAAAATATCCGATCCACGGCGAGTCGTGGGATGTTACCGATGGCGAAACGGATGACGTTGGGTATAACGACAGTGAACCATATGAGGTTAAGGTGGTAACTCTTGGAAATGAGTGGTACAAGGGTCACGGCATAAAGGACTATCCAGTACGCGATGGCCGTAATCAAAATGTTTACCGGTGTCTTCATTTAAACTAAACTGAGATTATTTATCCTGAATGTGCTGACCACAAAATTCGGTCTTTTGTGGAATTTGTTCGTAGATACCTAATTGAATACACATGTTTCTGAGTTCGATGTAATTTTCCCAAAATTGAGGAGAGTGTTCATATTCACTCACGGTACAGTGGGCTAACTCATGTATGAGTACATGAAAGATTTCGTTTGGCTTACCATCGAGGCACACGGCAATCTCACCTCCTTTGTTGGTATTGGATCCTACAGACCCCTTCATTTTACGTATACCAGTTATGGGTATATGCCTATGAAGCATGTGATACTTTTGGTTATTAGTTTCACGCAAATGTTCCCTGAGAACTGTGTATTTTTCTTTTACCTCGACAAGTTCGGGTGGTTGCCTGGTATAATAAAGAAGTACTAGATTTACTACTAATAAAAGAATCAATGTCCTCATCTCTTATATACAAAGATAAATTTACTATAAAGTTGTGATATTGGATTTCCCGTGAGACCCTCCCACGCTTCTAATGTGAAACCCAACTCTTCTAGATGTGTGATTAACAAGTCTCTGTAGGCCACTGGCTCTGATTTAGGACCATCTGCATAATAGGGTGTATCCGCGAGATGTACGAAAAGTTTCTCACCAAAACCACCATTCCCATGGTCCTTGAGTTTGAAAAAGTTTCCAGATGCATCCGTGTATGGTGTTTTGAATATAATCTTTTCCGAATCAGGGATGATACCTATGAGAAGTCCACCAGGTTTCACGCGTTTTCGTATTTCGTGTATAGAACTGAAAAAGAGCTCCCTTGATGCAAAAATGTAATGTAGAGAAAAGTTAAAACACACGATATCAAATTTTCTATTTGGGCAATCGTGAATGTCGCCTTCATAGAAATTTACGCGCATGTGCATATTTTTTGCACGGGAGCGAGCTTCTTCTAGAGCTGATGGTTCTGGGTCACACATGTTAATATTTACCCCACACTTAGCCCATTTTTGAAGATCTCCACCGAACCCACAACCCACGTCGAGAATATGTTGACCTCCCTTAGCCACGGAATGTATGAGCATTCTCTTCGCTTCATTGTGATTTCGGCGAATCTCTTCCATGTATGTATAACAGCTTAAAACTTTAATTTGAAAATAGAATATGAAACCATTTATTAAATGGGTCGGTGGAAAAACTCAAATTATTGAAGATGTCTTAGGTTCTTTTCCTACAAAAATTAACAATTATCACGAAGTATTCGTGGGTGGTGGAAGCGTTCTTCTATCTGTCTTGTCCAAAGGTCTTGCGAATGGTAAGGTATGTGCATACGACCTTAACGGGTCCCTGATAGCCCTGTATCAGAATATTCAAAGACAACCAGATGTGGTTCATAAATACTTGCAAAAAATGATGAATGAGTATGATAAGTGTTCAGGTACCGACATTAATCGCGAACCCAAAACACTAAAAGAAGCCAAGCAGGCGAAAGAAAATTATTATTACTGGATGAGAAAGAAGTTTAATTCAAATAAGGAAGAAACAGCTGAGCGTTCAGCTATATTTCTATTTTTGAATAAAACGTGTTTTAGAGGTGTGTATCGAGAAGGACCTAATGGATTTAATGTACCGTATGGGCACTATAAAACTACACCCACGATTATTACTAAAGAGGAACTTTTAAAGGTGAGTGACCTTATCAAAGACGTACACTTTAGACAGTGTGATTTTCGTGAAGCATTTAAGGAAGTAGAAAAGGGTGATTTTGTGTATGTGGACCCACCCTATGCACCGGAGACAAAAACATCCTTTGTGGGATATACAAAGGATGGATTCGGAATCAAGGACCACGAAGATTTATTCAATTTAACTAAGACATCCGGGGCTAATTTTGTGATGAGTAATGCTAAGGTAGATATGGTTACAAATACATTTTCAGATTACAATATAAAAGACGTAAAAGCACGTAGAGCTATCAACAGTAAAAATCCAGAATCTACGACGACTGAAGTACTTGTTTCGTCATCCAATTAAATATAGCATCTTGGTCCACATCATAAAAAGCTGGATAAATTGTCCATATATCTTTACTTCTCTGGATGTGTACTCTCCACGTCGAACCTGCCTGTTTCGCGAAAAATACTGGAATCCCAAATTTTTCGTTAAACGCGATAGGAATTTCATACTTCTTTTGGCGACCAAACCACCAATGGTTTACAATAAACATCAGGTGGACATTTTCAATACTGGGATACAGTGTTTTGTACTCTTCAAGTAGGCATGGTCCCGCACGAAGCTTCTCGTCGACAGAACCCGCGACAATCTGGTGCTTACACTCGATGATAAAGAGTGTCTTTTTGTCATCACTGATGAGAGCGCCGTCAGGCTTCTTTTTGTGTTCCCAATACGGATCTTTGAGGTCTCTCATAAACTCGACGAATTCGTCTTGCTGAACATACGTGAATCGTGTACCGCCGATGTCATGCGTTCCAATAGGTCTAAAGCATCCTC